GTATATTAATCACAGATACAATGGATGCGCTTGCACAGCGCTCGCACACCATAAGCGTAAGGGATGGTATTGATGGCTAGATCAGCCTTACGATCTACTGGCTCAACAGATAGATGGCGCAAGATTAGAGCTAAGGTGTTATTCAGGGATCAGGATACTTGCTACTATTGCGGGCAATACGCTTCGACTGTTGATCATTTGATTCCAAGATCTAAAGGTGGATTAGATACGATGGATAATTTAGTTGCAGCCTGCACTAGATGTAATTATTCAAAGGGTGGGGGTTTTTTTGTGAAGCCTAAGACACCACCGACCCCCCTGTTGGTTTCTAACCCACAAAACACCTCGATCAGCCACGAACAGACTCAACCGAAATCGTCATGACCGAAAAAGAAGCGATCGTGCTCAATCTGCCTAAATCAGAATTAGGAGGTGTGCAGACTCCGCGTATTCATTCAAAACTCAATGATTTGCCGTCTAAAGGTCAAGATATGATCGATCTTGCTACCGAACTTGGCATCAACTTGATGGAATGGCAACGCTTTGTGTGTATTCATGGTCATAAAGTCAGAGCGGATGGTCGCTGGGCTCATTCTGAACTTGGGTTAATTATGGCTAGACAGCAAGGTAAGTCCACGCTGATGATGCTCCGGATCTTGACCGGCATGTTTGTTTGGGGTGAAGGCTTGCAGCTTGCATCAGCTCATAGGCTTACGACATCACTTGAAACATTTAGACAGATTGTAAGTTTGATTGAGATGAATCCTAAACTTGAAAAAGAAGTAAAGAAAATTAGATGGCAACATGGTGCTGAGGAAATAGAGTTATTTGGCAATAGACGATTTGTTGTAAAGGCTGCTAATAATGCAGCTAGAGGTTTATCTAAACCTGAAACAATTCATTTAGACGAATTAAGAGAATATAAAGATGAGGATGCTTGGTCATCAATGCGTTATTCAATGATGGCAGCAAAAAATCCGCAAGTTTGGATTTACAGTTCAGCCGGTGATCAACATTCAATCATCCTGAACAAATTGAGGGAGCGTGCGCTTTCAGCCAGCGCAGGTTCTGACGACCCGATAGGTTGGTTTGAGTGGAGTGCTGAACCAGATGCGCCAATATTGAATCCGTCAACTGGCGATCTTAACTGGCCGGCATTTGCTCAAGCCAACCCGTCATTAGGTATAACTATCCATCCTGACAATTTGCGTGCGGTGGCAAATGATCCACCAGATATTGTGCGAACTGAAGTTTTGGCTCAATGGGTAGATACAATCAATTCTGCTATTGATGCACAAAAGTGGGAATTGTGTAAAACAGATCCAATACCACTAGATCCTGAAAAGCCAACTTGGTTTGGACTAGATCTTAGTCCGGATCGTAAATTTGGCGCTTTAACTGCTACTCAAAAATTACCAGGAGAAAAATTTAATTTAGTTTTATTGCATACTTGGTCAAATGATTATTCAATAAATGATTTAGCGGTTGCAAATGATATTGCTCCGTATGTTAGAAAATATAATGTTCAGACTGTCGCTTATTCCAAAAGGACTGCACAAGCTATCGCTAGTCGATTAGTTCCTGCTGGAATTCCCATTACAGATATGGATGGGGCGATATATGCTGAATCATGCGATCGGTGGTTAGGCGCAATCAATTCCCATCGATTACAGCATGGTGGTCAGGAGGAACTGACCCAGCAAACACTATCGGCTGCTAAATTACCCTTTGGGGATGGGTCATGGATCATCGGTAGGAGAGCAAGTAGAGTCGCAGTTTGTGCAGCTGTGGCATCTGCTTTAGCAAGTTATTTTGCAACGCAACCGGAAACTGAGGTTGATATTCAAATAGCATAATATATTGACTTTATGGTATATTATATGCTAATGGGATTATTCGATAGATTTATAACAAATCAAACTCCTGCAAATTCAGTAGATGTCGCAGCAGCTAATACACCTTACAATTTACAGTCCGCTGTTGGTGGATTATTTTATGGCGCACAAACAGCAACGCGTGAGCAAGCCATGTCAGTTCCAGCTTTGGCTAGAGCAAGAAACATTATTTGCTCAACAATCGGATCGTTACCTTTAGAAACTTATAATCATTTTACAAAAGAGCATTTAGATCCAAACCGCGTAATTATGCAACCAGATCCAAGAATTGCCGGATCAGCCATTTATGCATGGATCGCTGAGGATTTATTATTTCATGGTGTTGCTTATGGTCAAGTATTAGATTCCTATGCTGCATCAGATAACAGTCGAGTTCGTGCATGGACAAGAGTTGCACCGGATCGAGTTACCTATAATCTAAATGCAAATCAAACTGAAATTACAGCTTACATGGTTGATGGAATGCATGTGCCAGCATCCGGTATTGGATCATTAATTGTATTTAGCGGATTAGATGAAGGTGTATTGAATAGAGCAGGTCGCACAATTAGAGCTGCACAAGAATTAGAAAAAGCAGCCGAATTATACGCTAAAGAGCCAGTTCCTACAATGGTATTAAAATCAAATGGTACAAATCTTACTCCAGAGCGAATTACAAAACTTTTAGAGTCATGGAAAGTTGCAAGAAATACCAGAGCAACTGCATTCTTAAATGCTGATGTTGAATTAAACGCTTTAGGCTTTGATCCACAAAAATTGCAATTAAATGAAGCACGCCAATATCTTGCAACTGAAATTGCACGAGCAGTTGGTATCCCAGCATCATTTGTATCTGCTGAAACAACCAGCATGACATATAGCACAACTGTTATGGAGCGTAAAGCACTTATTGATTTCAGCTTGAGAAATTTGATTACGCCGATAGAGCAAAGATTATCTATGGCTGACTTTGTGCCAAATGGCGTTGAGGTTCGATTTGACATTGACGATTTCTTGCGTGGATCTGCATTAGAGCGTGCGCAAGTTTATGAAATCCTAAACCGCATTGGCGCGATGAGCGTTGAGCAAATCCAAGAGGAGGAGGACTTAATCCGATGAAGATTAATTTCCCAATTACAATAACCGCTGCTGATACAAACAAGCGAACCATATCTGGAACAATTGTTAGCTGGAATGAAAAAGGCAATACCAGCGCAGGAGTTACAGTTTTCGCCAAAGACAGCATTGATTTTTCAAAGCCTGTCAAATTGTTATTAGAGCATGACAAAACACGCCCATTGGGTAAATTAATTGACATTACTGCAAACGATCAAGGTTTAGAAGGCACATTTAAGTTAGCAAAAACATTTGCAGCTGATGATGCTTTAGAGGAAGCAGCAACAGGATTAAGGGATGGATTTTCTGTTGGTGTAATGGTTGATGCGTGGGATAACAAAGATGGTGCAATGGTTATTTCAAAGAGTTCCTTAGCCGAAGTCAGTTTGGTGTCTGATCCGGCAATTGCGTCAGCAAAAGTTGAAAAAGTAATTGCAACAAATACACCAGAGAATTCCGAAGCAACCGCTGAGGATCAAACAACACAGGAGGAAAAAGTGTCTGATATTACTTCAGATGCTCCTATCGCAACCGAAGCGGTAGAAGCTGCAAAAACTGAGCCTGTGGTAGTAGTAGCAGCTCAATCAGTTGCTTATACAAAGCCACGCTCACCAATCACAAACAAAGCAACATACCTAGAGCACTCAGTTCGCGCTGCACTAGGCAACGAGGACAGCCGTCAATATGTAATGGCAGCTGACACAACTTCAAACAACTCTGGTCTAATTCCAACACCACAATCAACTGAAATCATCAATGGTATTTCAAATGCTGATCGTGGAATAATCGATGCTCTATCTCGTGGAGTTTTACCAGCATCAGGAATGACATTTGAAATTCCTAAGATTACAACTGCTCCAACAGTAACACTTGAGGCAGAAGGCGCAGCAATTGATACAACCGATCAGGCATCATCATTTGTTCAGGTTGATGTTAAGAAATTTGCTGGCGGACAAACATTCTCAGTTGAACTTCTTGATCGTTCATCTCCAGCATTCTTTGATGAGTTAGTTCGTCAAATGGAATATGCTTATGCAAAGACAACAGATGCCTACGCTGCAACAATTCTAGGCAACTCATGTTCATTAGCAGCAGTAGCACAGGACAACACAGCAGCAGGATTGCTAGGTTACACCTCAGCAGCAGCAGCTTCAGTTTATTCTGGCTCACTAGGATTTGCTCGTAACTTAATTGTTAATAGCACCCAATGGGGCAACATCATGGGTTACAACGATAGCGGTCGTCCAATCTACAATGCATCACAACCACAAAACGCAGGTGGAGCAGTTTCAGCTCAATCACTTCGTGGAAATGTTGCTGGATTAGATCTATATGTTTCTCGTTCATTAGATGGATACACAACTGGAGATCAGTCAATGATCGTAGTAAATCCAGATGCATTCACATGGTATGAGAGCCCACGCCTACAACTTCGTTCAGACATTACAGCAACCGGTCAAGTATCTGTTGCTTACTATGGCTATGGCGCATTAGCAGTAAAAATTGCTGGTGGCGCAGTTTGGTTCAACAAGAACTAATCAAATTAACTGAGTGCCTGTGGTTGCTCCCGATCACAGGCATCCATTAAGGGAGATTAGAGAGAGGAATTTATGCCTTCAATTATTACCGCGACACAGTTGCGTTCCGTATTGGGTGTGAGTTCCTCTCTTTACAATGACGCATATTTAGATCAAATTATTGATACAGCAGAGTCAGTTATTCTGCCAATGCTAGTTACATTCAAAAGCGCAGTTCAAAAAACAGTTTTAGAGGATAATGTCGCCACATTCACAACAGTTGGCGATCATGAATTTACAGAAGGTCAATCAGTTGTAATTGCTGGATGCTTGAGTCCATATAACGGAACTCGCACAGTATTGGCTGATAATTTAACATCAACTACTTTTAGCGCAGCAATAACAAATGCAAATGTTTTAGAAGCAAATGTTATCCCAAGCGGAACTGCCACATTAACAGGAGCATCAACTTATGTAGGAAATGCAGCTGTTCAATCAGCCGTTTATACAGTTTCAGTTGAGGTATTCCAAGCAAGATTAGCCGGTGGCGGACAAATCGAAGGCGTAGATTTTGCAAGCACACCATTTAGAATGGGTCGATCATTATTTAATAAATGCGTTGGTTTGCTTGGCGCATATATGGATACCGAGAGTATGGCTCAATAGTGCCTAACCAAACAATTCTTGAGCAAGTTCGCACACCTTTAGCAACAGCCTTATCTAGCGTTGCAGGTAATGTTTATTCATTTGTGCCTGAAACAGTAATTCCACCGGCTGTTGTAGTTGTGCCTGATTCACCATATTTAGAATTTGAAACTATTAACAAATCAAACATTCGTGCAAAAGTCAATATGACTATTTCAGTTGCCGTTGCATATAACAGCAACCCAGCATCACTCGACAATATCGAGCAATTGCTAATCAGCGTTCTGGCAGTAATTCCTGGAGGATATATTGTCAGCTCGGTCGAAAGACCAACAGTAACAACAGTTGGAGCATCAACTCTGCTAATCGCAGATGTTCGAGTTTCTACCTACTACACAAGAACCGTCTAAGGAGTAATCATGGCAACCACAGTAATAACCGGTCGTGATATTTCGTTGTCTTTCACAGGTGGAACAGACATCGAAGCACAAGCGACTAACGCAGTTTTAACAAAAGAGTTTGATCGTCAAACTTACCAAACACTTGATGGCGAAGCCTACAAGGTTGTAAATGTATCTGGAACATTCCAGTTAGACATGCTTGCAGATTGGGGCAAAACAAACTCTGTTTGTGAGGCTCTTTGGACTGCTTGCGATACATCACCAAATTCAGAAATTTCAATTACACTTACAGCTGCAACTGGCGCACAATTCGTGTTTCCAGTATTGCCTGTATATCCAACCGCAGGTGGCTCAGGAATTGATGCTCAAACAGTATCTTTCACATTCCAAGTTGCTCGTGGTGAAGTAACAGAAACATTTAGTTAAGATCTAAAAACGGGAGCAAACAATGAAGTTACCAATTACAATTGAATATAACTCAGGCGAGCAAGCCACTTACATAGCCCAACCGCCTGAGTGGGCAAAATGGGAAAAGCAAACAGGTCATACTATTAGCCAGGCAAAAGAAAAACTTGGCATGTGGGATCTGATGTTTTTAGCATATAACGCTCATAAGCGTGAAAGTGCTGGAAAGCCAGTAAAACCATTTGAGGTTTGGATGGAAACAGTCAGCGATGTAATAGTCGGTGATGCAGACCCAAAAGCCACCCAGCAGGAAGCCTAAGTAGATTATTGGTTGAGTTGGCAATAGCCACACAAATACCAATGAGCGAATGGGTTGA